AAAAAACAATGGATAAGATTGAAATTTGCAACATGGCATTGAGCCGCATAGGCGAAAGCCCCATAGAGGCATTATCGGAAGCGTCAGAGGCAGCGCGGAAGTGCAACCAGTTTTTTGAGCATGACCGGCGCGTTGTTCTTCGCCGTTATCCGTGGCCGTGGGCGACGCGGAGAGTGGAGCTTGCCGCAATGGTAGACAGTCCGCAAGATTATCTGTATGCGTATAGATATCCTGCGGACTGTTGCTATTTGCGAAAGATTTATTCTGTTGCGCCGGACGGTCATTTGATGCCGCTGCCGGAGTTTGTCAGCTATCAGATTGTCAGCGACGCGGGCGGTATGATTATCTATACCAACGAGCCGCGAGTGATTGCCGAGTATACGGCGGATATCAAAGACGCCGAAATGTTTGACGAGCAATTCTGCGAGGCTTTGTCCTGGAAGCTGGCGTCGAGTATCGCGTTCAAGCTGACAGGAAACGCGCAGATCGTACAAATGGCGACGAGCGAATATGAACGGCTTTTCCTGTATGCGGCGGCGGATGCTGAAAACGAGCAAAACGTAAAAACGCCGGAGCTGAACACATTTATTGCAGCGAGGTTTGTGTAATGGGGATGTACCAATTAAAACCCTCCTTTGCGGGCGGGGAGCTTACCCCCGCCCTTTATGGGAGGACAGACTTACAAAAATATGATGTTGGCGCCGCTGTGCTCCAAAATGCAGTTGTGCTCCGTTACGGCGGCGTGACGCGGAGACCTGGTTTTCGATATATCACGGGCACGAAGTCGAACCGAAAGGCGCGGCTGATTCCGTTCTCGTACAATACGGAGCAGAACTATGTCTTGGAGTTTACGGCAGGGAAAGTGCGCTTTTTTACACAGGGCGGTATCATCACGTCCGGGGGCAGCCCCGTGGAAGTCAGCACGCCTTACACAGAGGCGGAGCTGCCGAAAATAAAATATACGCAGTCGGCGGATGTATTGTTTCTTGTCCATCCGAACCATCCGCCCGCGACGTTGACGCGGTACAGCAATACGTCGTGGACGTATGCAGTCATGAATATTACAAATGGACCATTTGACGACCCAAACACAACGGATATAACAATTACGCCGTCTGCAACCACCGGGAATATTACACTGACGGCAAGCGACGATTATTTCACGGCGGCAATGGAAGGGCAGCGCATTCATATCGGTCATACGGTTCCCAACCAATACCGAAAAGGGAAACCGAACCAAAACGCTTCTGGTTCAACGGTGACAAGTCCCACCTTTTCAGGCACAATCGAAGGATACTTCACCGGCTCTATCAACGGTTCTTATAATAAAACAATCACACACTACGATGAAGAAACGGGAGAAGAAACCACCGAAACGGTGCGAGAAAATATAAGCACAAGTGTTTCAAACGCGTCTATAGGCGGCGCTTTTAACGGAAAGGCCGGGACAAGCATTAGCGGTAGTTTTTCCGGGTATGTAGGTTCTTCATATCCAGGGTTTTCAGGCACGATAAGCGGAACTTTTTCCGGGACTATGAACGGTACATATTCGCAAGCCAGCTCTATTGTGGAGGGGCTATCCGTGTCGTGCGTCCCCGGCGGCACGGTCTATGTTGAATCTTTTGGTTTTTGGGACGGTTCCTTTGTCGTTGAAAAGCAAGACGATACAGGTGCATGGAATCAGCTAAAACGTCAAAGTGGGAATCGGTCACAAAACTACAATATGACGTTTACCAACGACGACGACGTGATACGTTTTTATCGAGTAACAAGCACAGAATTTAACACTGCTGTTCGCGAAGGCGAGGACGCAAATCAGCGCGGATATGTGACGATACAATCTTTCGCGAAAGATTATTATGGCATAGCAAGGATTGATACCGTAACCGATGCGACGACGGCGGAAGCAACTGTTATTAAAACGCTTGGAGCGGCAACGGCAACGAAAGATTTTGCCTTGCAGGCTTGGAGCAACACAGCCGGATATCCGCAGGCCATCGGCTTTTTTGAAGACAGGCTCGTATTTGCCGGGAGTAAAGCGCAGCCGCAAACATATTGGGCAAGCAAGAGCGGCGATTATTACAATTTCGGGCAGTCTGTTCCGCTTGCGGATGATGATGCAATCACCGGCACGCTGGCAAGCGGGCAAATGAACGGTATCAAGGCGATTGTTTCCTTCGGCGAAATCGTCATGCTGACAAGCGGCGGTGAATATCGGGTATCCGGCGGCGGAGAAAACTTCACGCCGACGAACCAGCAGGCACGGGCGCAGGAATATCGCGGTATCAATGACCTTACGCCGGTGGTTATCGGCGGGCGGATTGTTTACGTCCAGCAGCACGGCGGCATTGTGCGTGACCTTGCCTATAGCTACGATGTGGACAAGTACACAGGCGACGACGTTTCGATTCTTGCAGCGCATTTATTTGACGGTCACAGCATCGTCGGCATGACATATCAGCAGATTCCAGATTCCGTCGTTTGGTGCGTGCGAGAGGACGGCGTGCTTTTGGGTATGACGTATGTTAAGGAGCAGGACGTTTACGCATGGCACAGGCACACGACGCAGGGACAATTCATAGACGTGTGCTCTATCGGCGGCACGAACGAGGACGAGCTTTGGGCGGTCATAAAGCGCGGGAATAATTATTGCGTGGAGCAAATGTCGGCGCGGTTTATCTCCGACGACACAGCAGATCAATTTTATGTAGACAGCGGCTTTTCTTACTCCGGCTCCGCAGTCAGCACGATTCCCGGCCTTACATGGCTGGCAGGGAAAACGGTTCAGGTCCTTGCCGACGGGCATAAGCTGGCAGACACGACGGTTGCCAACAACGGCACACTGACGCTTGACCATGCGTATTCCAAAATATCCGTCGGCCTTGAATATGACACGGTGATTCAGACGTTGCCGGTGGAAATGTCCGGGCAGGACGGCACATGGGGCAGCAGGAAGAAACGAATCCAAAACATGATGGTCATGTTCAAAGAAACGGTCGGCGGCAAATTCGGCTTTGCGGATAACGCTATGGATGAAATCAAGTGGCGCAGTACCGAGGCATGGGGTACGCCGGTTGCACTTTACAACGGCAAGAAGAAGATTACGCTGCCGCAGGCGAATTACGAAGATACGCTGATGCTGACAATCAAGCAGGATGCGCCGTTCCCAATGACGGTGCTTTCGATTATCCCGGAGGTGCTTCCTGGTGGCTGATTATGTCTATACGGTTCCTACGCCGGAAGATATGAAAGAGCTGGCGTCTATGATGCGGGACGAGGATAAGCGCGAATTGATCGGCGCGGTCGGAAACAATATTGAGGCTGAATGCCTGCATTGTTTGGAGGCGTCCGAAGTCGCTTATATCTGCAAGCGCGACGGCGTTCCAATGGCGGCCTTTGGCGTTGTGAGGAAAAGCCCCTGGCAGAATATCGGCGTGATATGGATGCTTGCGACAAAGGAAACGGCAAAGCATAAAGTCTACACGGGAAAATGGACGCTGAAAGGCATACGGGCGTTTATGAAAGACTGGGACTATCTGTATAACTTTGTGGACAAGGGCAACGATGAAACGATAAAGTGGCTGAAATGGATGGGCGCGAAGGTATATCCTCCGCGTCCGTATGGTTTTTACGGAAACTTATATCATAAGTTTACGTTTGGGGAGAGTGAATGATATGGGCATGGCCGGATTGATTATCGGCACGATTGGCGCGGCGTTTCTGCAAGGCAGGGCGGCGCGTGAACAGGCCGAGGCGCAGGCGCGGCAATACGAGGCACAGGCTAAAATGCAGCAGGCGGAAGCGGAGAACGCCGCAAAGAACGCTGAACGGGCGAATAAACAAGCCGAGGAACAGGCTCGCATTGCTACAGAAAACACAGACAGGTTCCGCACACAAGCCAAAAGAAAAGTCAACGAACAAATTGCTAGTGCGGCTAGAGCTGGGTTGGTTGGCGGAGTTGGCTCCCCTGCGGCGGCTATTGCAGATACAATGGCTGCGGTTAATTATGACACACGGGCTATGCTCAATAACGAAATGCAAGCTTCTTACAAAACTTCCGGCATGGCGACGGACTACGCAAACGAATCCAACAAATACGATTACTACGCACGGCAAAATCAGGCAAATGCGGAAGGCGCACGGGCGGCAGGCAAACGTGCGGAAATGAACGCATGGCTGGGCGGCGCGTTCAGCCTTGCAAGCAATCTGTCAGGCTTCGGCGGCGGTGGTGGAAACAGCGGGAGCGCAAGCGGAGGAGGACAGATTTTAGGCAATCACCAAGACGGCTATCAGCTATCCAGTTACGCAAGCGGAACGGGTTCTTGGGGGTCGTCGATGAATGGGCTGACTTGGAACAATGCGTATTCGAGGCTACCGAAATACGCGCAGCCGAAGACTTTCTTTTAAGGGGAGATAACTAATGTCAAACATTCGTTATAAGACGTGGCTTCGACTTTATGCAAAAGCGCAAAAAGCACCAACGAAAAGATTGAACCAACTTCTCTTTTTGTTACGAAAAAAGATTATCTGTGTTGATTCCATAAAAGGAAGCGGTGAATCGTTATGAACTTTGCGTCATATCAATCTCGCGGTCAGCTTGAAGCGCCGTATCAACACTATACGAAACCCGCAAATCTGCAAGTGGATAACTCCGGCGAGAAAATGCTTGCACGCGCCAACGCAGACACGGCCAACGTGATTGTCGAAGGTTTTAATAATTGGCGCGAACAGTACGACCAGGGCAAGGTCATGGAGGCCAACAACGAGTATAACCGCCTCATGTCCGAAGGCACGGCGGAGCTGATGCAGAAAAAGCAGGAAAACGCGCTGAACGTGGTCGAGGACTATGACAAGCTCCATCAAAAATCATTGGAAAAAGTGCGGAAAAAGTACGGGCAGTTTATCAATTACGGCAAGGCTGGGCAGGCGTTTAATATCTATACGGAGCGAGACAACAATACGCGCCGGGAACACATGATGAAATATCAAATGGCCGAGACGGATGCCTACCATGAAACGCAATTCAATAATCAGCTCGCGACGTGTTATCAGTTCGTGGGCGCGGGCGGGTACACCGACACGGCGATTGCTGAAGGAATGAATCGCATATTGCCGCTTATTCAAAGCCGGTACAGGAATTACGGTGACGAAAAGATTCAGGAACAAATAACGTTGGCAAAAAGGGGTATGGTTGAAACCGCTTTATCGTATGCCGTTTCCATGAACGACTACGGGCGGATGAAAGATATATGCAATAAATATCGGGATGCAATCAGCCCCGCTAAAATGTCATCCACGCTTGCCATGATCGGGAAGCGTCAGCAGGAAGCGCAGACGCTGAACTTCCATGAAAGAATGTGGGCAGACCTCGGGCCGGGAGCGACGCCGGAACAAGTTGAAAATTGGATTGAAATGAACTATCAGCGCAGACAAGGGCAGGGGCAAGGCCGGAGCGGCGGGCGCAATCTTCCGTTATATAAACAATGGGATGATAATTGGGAAGATGTTCCGTTTAGTCAAGGCACGCTTGGGACTAGCGGCTGCGCTCCCACTTCTATGGCAATGGCAATGTCATGGGCAACGGGCAAATATATAAGCCCTGTCGAAGTAGCGAATTATGCAACGGAAAACGGACTTGTTGCAAGTGACGGCGTTCACGGTGCAGACTTTGTTCCTGCCGTCGCAGCGCATTACCAAGTAGAAATGAGAAAGACTGACGATCAGGAAGAAGTTATAAATCTGTTGCGTCAAGGCATTCCAGTTGTTGCAGCGCATGACAGAGGTATGTTTACAAACAACGGGCATTTTCTTGTTTACTCTGGCATTGACGCCGACGGGCGCGTAATGATTAACGACCCGAACGGCGGCGTGTATCACAGCGACGATGCGACTTTTTCTCTTGATGAAATATTTAATCAGGAAA